AACTCCTCTTTCAAACGAATGGTATTCTCTTCTTCAAAAACTTCCTGCATTCTTTCTTTGTTTGCATTGCCTTTACCTGTAGCAAACTTTTTAACTACGGTTGGTGGTACAGTTTGAAACGGAACATGAAACTGAAAGAATCTATACTTAAGAACTCCTGTGTTCTCGGCAATGTGAAACACTCTGCCTTTTGAACCCATTGAATAGTCTTCAATGTATACACAAACACCAGGTTCTTTTTCTAAGATTCTGTCTAGAAAAAAACTTGAGATCACTTCGTAGCGATGCATCTCGCTCTGATAGTCAAAGTAATGACCAGTCACATTCTTAAAAGAGACTTCGTATTTTTTTGATTGTGTTAAGTAATGAATAAAACAGTTATTGAAGTTAAACTCTCCTGCGGCATCATCAAAGATACACACCGCAGGAGAAGTCATTGAGTAATCAATGCCGAAATAAGTCATCAAAAATACTTTCTCAGCACCTCCAGTTTATCGTGGTAGTTTGAGATTTCTTCTAACTCTTTCTCAATTGTACCCATGATATCTGGATGCTCTGCTACGCCAACGCTAGTATCTAACAACAATTCTACATTGACAATATGCTTAGTGATATGTGCCTCTAGATGTTGTTCTAAGGCTTGTTTAATTCTACCTCTCATCATCTTTCCACTCCCAATCAGGTTCTTCTTCGAATTCATCATCATCGTATGAATCTGATTCGTTGATGTTTGATTCATCTAATTCTGCGCCACATACAGAACAAAATTTAACTTTTTCTTTTTCTATTTCAACCTCGTGGTCTGAACCACAAGATTCGCAGTACACTTGATATGTAGTCATCTATTCTCCTATTTCCAGTAATTTGAATAGTCAATACTATTCCAATACTTTTCATTATTGCGATTCCAGAAATTTTTAATCAAATACCATGCCATACCAAAGTAACCCATCTTTTGAAATCGTCTACTGTCTTGACCAAAGTAGTGATTGATCAATGCAAACTTCTTCACATCATACTTTTTTGAAAGAAAGAAGTCTTCGCTTGTTTCATACTTCGCTGGAAAACAACCAAGTTCTTCAAACTTATCACGCCTTGTTAAAAAGAATGCACCAACTGCAAAAGGTACCCAATGTTTCATGATACGATTGATAAGATTGAACATGCCAAAACCAATCTTTGCACGAATGTCATTGTCATAACACTTCACATATAATCCAACTAGGTCAAGATTCTTACTTTCTAATTCTTCTACCGAATCAACTATGACTGTATTGCTAAAAAATCTTACATCACTATCTATAAACAAAATATAAGGTGTTGTGACAAGTTTAGCGCCGTTATTCTTTGCGATTGAAACTGGACCACCTTCAATTATTTCAATGTTCAAACGATCTTTATAATTGTTAATTACCGATCTTGTATTGTCTGTTGATGCATCGGCAATGATAATACGAGTTTCACCAATGTCCTGCTGAATCAGATTCAACAATAGATGACCGATATAGTTTTCTTCATTCTTACACGGAACAACAATGGTTATTTTTTCTGATAGTTTCATTTGAGTATTTCGTTCCAAGTAACAAGTTCCCATTTGCCGTTATGATGTTCGACAAGTGCAGTACAAGATTCAACCCAATCGCCATCGTTCATATATATCACACCTTCTATTTCTTTAATTTCTGCGTTGTGGATGTGTCCGCAGATAACTCCATCGTATCCTTTTCTTTTACAGTAGGATGCGAGGTTGTGTTCGAATTGAAAAATGAAATCAATTGCTTTTTTGACCCTATGTTTAAGATATTTGCTAAGGCTCCAATAACCCAAACCAAAACGGTGACGCAAGCGATTAAAAGAAGTATTGAAACTAAGGATAACATCGTATGCTTTATCTCCTAGAAAGGAGAGCCACGGTGCAAGGCGTGTAATACCATCGAATAAGTCACCATGAGTGACCAGATAGTGCTTACCGTCAACACCAATGTGTTCAAACTGATTGAAGATTTCCACATTTCCAAAACTGAAGCCGTACGGGAGCATTGGTCTGAGAAATTCATCATGGTTTCCCGCAATGTAGATAACTCTTGTTCCCCTCTTTGCATGTCCTAACACTCTCCTTACGACATTAGTGTGGCTCTGTTTCCATCGCCATTTGTTTTGTTGTATTTTCCATCCATCAATTATATCACCAACCAGATAAAGCGTTTCGCAATCGTTATGCTTTAAAAAATTATTCAGTAATTCTGCTTTACAGTCTTTTGTTCCAAGATGTACATCACTAATAAAAATAGTTTTGTACTTTTTTTCCATTTAGTTACACCAACTTTGTTTTGCCTCTCCATAATATTCTCTAGCGAAACCCCTCTCAATAAGCATCATGCGTAGGCTCTTGCCATCAAGAACAACATCACCTAACACACGACCACCATATTTGTCCCAAGCCATAAGATAAATTTGTCTTTGTTGTGCTGATGCGATTGCTTGCTTAGTAAACTCTGATGCCGCTTTACCTCTTGCATCTTCTTGTGGGCATTGGGCACGATGACCTTTCTCAGGAGTATCTACACCAAATACACGAATAGACAATTCTTTCTTAAGTGGATCGGGCAACCAGTTTGCTTGAAACGCAACTGTGTCACCATCGATAACTCTGGTAATTGTTGCGTTATAGAGTACACCTTCTTTTTGTTTCTGTGCATACGCTACTGGTGATAAAAGTAGCAATGCGACAAGTGAATAAATTATAGTTTTCATTGAATTTTATCTCCTCGAATTACAATGCAGTCATATATGTATGCGTCACGATTGTTGTCTTGTAAGTTATGCTTTTCGACTAGGCATTGGCTATGTGTTTCAAAATATCTTACTGTGTGCATGTCGGCAGTATTAATTGCTGACATAGCAACAAGGGCGTAGAGATACATCATGCGGCTTTACCCCATACATCATCCCACTTACCAGACAATGCGCCTTTGGCATAGTCTGTGGCACGATTCTCAAAGAAGTTTGTATGAGTTGGTGCATTGATCATCTCTTCAACCCATGGCAATGGATTCTTTTTACGCTTGAAGATACCTTTCATGCCAAGAGAAATCAATCTGCGGTCTGCAATGTAGCGAATGTATTCTTTTACATCCTCTGCCTTGAGGTTTTCCATCTCGCCCATTTCAAACGCAAGATCAATAAACTTATCTTCCAACTCAACCATCTTATCCGCAATCGTATATATTTTGCCTTTAAGTTCATCATTCCAAATCTCACGATTCTCTTCTATGTATGTACGGAATAACTTGATCATGGATTCGGCATGTTGCGTTTCATCTACAATTGACCAAGTAACGATCTGCCCCATGCCACGCATCTTGCCATGTCTTGGAAAGTTCAATAGCATGATGAATGATGAGAACAATTGCATACCCTCTGTGAATGCAGAGAATGCGGCAATGTGTGTTGCAGTATTTTCTTTTGTTGTATTCTTTGATGAAATGTCGAGAATGTATTCATGCTTCTCTTTCATCTGTTCATACTCCATAAACTCATTGTATGTGCTTTCAGGCATACCAAGAGTTTCAATCAAGTGCGAGTATGCGGCAATGTGCAATGCTTCTCTTGCGGCAAAGCCACAAAGCATCATGCGTACTTCTGGTTGTGGAAAGTATGGCAGATAGTTCTTGACATAGCCACCAGCAACATCAATGTCGCCCTGTGTGAAGAAACGAAAAATGTGTGTAAGAAACTTCTTTTCGTTTTCTGATAGTTTTCTCTTCCAATCTTTTACATCTTCAAGCATCGGTACTTCTGTGTGAAGCCAGTGACTTTGCTCATGCTTCAACCATGCTTCATACGCCCATGGATAATTGAATGGTTTAAAGTATGAACGATCTTCTTGTAGATTTAACTCTCTCTTGTTTGTAACCATTTTTCTAAGTCCCTATTTGATACGATTAAATAATTTTTGTTTGGAAATTTCTGCTGAATATGATCTAGTACATCTTCAACTTGTTTTGATTGAACGATAAAGTCATTGTCACGCCATGCATAATATGTGTCTTCGATCTGTTCAATCTTAATATTGATTCTTTCTGCTTTTGGTTTTTCTCCTACATCTTCGTCTTCAATTGAAAATTTATCTCGCATGTAGATTGCAAGAAGAATGCCAATGACAAAGAAAATTAAATCAAAAATGTTATTCATACATCACCGTATCAGAATCACCAAGCGCCCACTTAGCATTGTGTTCGACAACATACTTCTTAGTGCAAACTTTAAAGTCTGGAAACAACAACTCTTTTGGATTTGATGATGGGTCCAAAAAGATTGTACGATTGTTTGGTTGTGCGGCATACTGTCCATTGTCAAGTTCAATAAAGTTAAATGACTTATGGTCCATTGGCTCTTCAGCGAAACCTGTTGGTACTATGTTGGGATCAGCATTCGCATGATCAACTGTAAACATGTACTTGCCTTCATACCAGTTCTTATCTTTTGCATAAAATTTGCAACTGAGATTTTGCAAGAATGACTTACGAATTACTGTAATGTCATAGCCCATGCAATCCCAAATCTGAAGATAGTTGAGTGGTAAGAATTCATCAGGCTTCAAATCTTTATTGCGAGATACAAATGCTGAGATTGGAAACTTATCATACAATGCACCATAGTTAGGTAGATATGCTTCAATGCGTAGTGCTTGCCCTTGAATAGACTTCACACTTACCCAATAGCAAGGTTCATACTCTCCAAAACCTTTTTCAAAGTCATAGAGAAATTCTTTGCGAATGTAACAATAAACTGTCGGTATGTTAGCAACTAGAAACATGATCAGCCTTCACATGCCAAGCAAGTATCACCCTCCACAATTGCTTTCATGTCGAGTTCTTTGATGACTTCCCTCTCAATACGCTTCGCCACTTTATCTGCCTTACCAATCTTTTCAGAACGGCAATAGTAAAGTGTCTTAAGACCATTTTTCCAAGCCATGAAATGAATGGCATGAAGATACTTGATATTAACATCTGGTCTGAAGAATAGATTTAGCGATTGTGCTTGATCGACAAACTGTTGACGATCTGCGGCATGTTGAACAATCCATCGTTGATCAATCTCCATAGAAGTTTTGAATACATCTTTAGTCCAATCATCCATCCACTCTAGATGTTGTACTGAACCATCGTTTGCAATAATGCTTGACCATGTTTCTTCGTACCAACCCTCTTTGTGATTCTCTGCTTCTTTGCGAATGATTGCATCAAGATACTTATTCTTATTCAATGATGAACCTGATAAGGTATCTTGTCGATAAGCGTTTGCACGAAATGGTTCAATGCTAGGACTGGTATTGCCCATAATAATACTGCTAGAGGCATTGGGTGCAATAGCCACCATGTGAGAAAAGCGCCTACCGGTGCCCATTGTATCAGGTGCTTCACCTCTTTCAGTACCAAGTTGTAGATTTGCATCTTCTAATCCTTTTTGAATGTGCTTGAAGATTTTCAAGTTCGTACCTGTTGCTTGGGCAGATTCCCAAGGAATATTTTTCTGCTGAAGATACGCATGAAAACCTAATGCACCAATGCCAATAGAACGCTCTTGCTTTGCAGAGTAAATCGCTCTTGAAATAGTTTTTGGTGCGTTATCAATAAAGTATTGTAACACATTATCTAGCATCTCTGCAACATCTTTAAGGAACAATTTATTCTTTGACCATTGATCATAGTACTCAAGATTCAATGACGATAGGCAACATACCGCAGTACGCTTCTTATCGGTAGGCAGAATAATCTCTGAACACAAGTTCGATTGCCTAATTGAAAGCCCTTTGTCTTTCTGAAACTGTGGCATCAAACGATTGCTTGTATCGATGAAATGAATGTATGGTTCACCAGTGATCATGCGAGTTTCAAGAATGCGTTGCCACAATTCTCTCGCAGAGATAACTTCACGAACCTCACCGCTATGTGGGTCTTTAAGTTCCCATGAATCATCTGCATGTGCATCAAGCATACACTTTTCAATCAATTGCATGAAGTCATCTGTAATATTGATGCCGTGATGCAAATTGAGTGTACGCATATTTGGATCGCCAGTTGGCTTTCGCATCTCTAAAAACATAAGTATATCAGGATGGGAAATATCCAAGTAAGTAGCATAACTGCCTCTACGAGTTCGACCTTGCCTGTAAGCAAGAGAAGAAGCATCATAAGTGCGTAGGTGAGGCATAACACCAACACTTTTGTCATCAGCACTACGAATACCAAGACCAAT